TGGACTTTTCCAATCAAACCAAATGCCAATCTTCTATCAAACTAATTGTTGGGCTGGGTAAAGTCAATGTTACATTGTTTTCTGTTAGAGCAGTTGGTTGAGTTTTGCTAATAACCATTCTAGTTTTTCCGCGTACCAACACACCCATTCCAGAATTATCTAGTAATACTCTAAATCTCAAATTTCCATTGTGGAATTCACCGTAGATTTTGGCTCTGCTTGATGCGTAAGCACCATAGCCACCATAGCCACCATAGCCACCATGACCAGAACCACCTTCACCGTAGGGCAGCGGGCAACCATAGGCGTCATGGCCATCATAGCCACCATAGCCACCATAGCCACCATAGCCACCATAGCCACCATAGCTCTGCCCGCCCGAACCTGAAGGACTAGTGTATAACAGTTGTTCAATATCAATTATTTTGGCATAGCCGCGATCTTGTGTGATACCGCGAGTGTTAACACTGGATAGATTTTCTACAGTGAAATTTAAGGTTCCTTGATCTCGAAAAATACAACGCCAAATATGATATCCGGCACCGTAGCCTTGTACTTGGCTAAACACAAATCTAATTGCTCCACCAGCATTGAAGAAATGTCGACCTTTTTCATAACCGCCAAAATTCAATTCAATTGTGCTTTCAAGTTGGTGTGACCAGACGGTGCCCGAACTGTCATAAGTTGCCAGAGTATCTAATTGTGTATATGCAGGATCCACTTCGTTGCGTTTTTCTCGAGCACCATCAAGCAGGGTAATTGCTGTGTCAAAGAAGTTTTCAGTCATTTTTTCGCCACGAGCAACAACCACCAGCTCTTGGTCACTGCTGTTTGTTCGTAGTGTGCTGATATTAATTCTATTAACAATTTCGTTTGTTAAAGTCGCAGTAATCTTTTGCGAAGTGTTTATAGCTGGAATATTTGCTCCACCCCAACCCCAACGAATGTTATCTTCTAATTCTGGGCTTGTTTCACCAGTTGTAGGGCCTTCGCCGGCATGGGTATCACCAAATAATTCATTGACGTCATCGGTCATTTCATTGAACCAACTTTTTTCAACTTTCTCATCTGGGTCTGCAAATGTAGCAGGATCCCGGAGTCGTGGCACATAACCGCAAACTATGGCATTCTTTTCAATTAGCTGTGTATAGTATCCACCATAGCCGTCGGCATACCTACCCCATCGGTCATAACCAATGCATTCCTCGCTAATAAATGTTCCAACCGGAAGAACATGGGGCATGATATTTAACGAACTCCAACTGTGGCTTCAATTACACCAACTCCATTTCCTGAAAAGTTGCCTAGGCTACGACCAATAATACTCCAAGTAGGCGCATCTACATCAGCAGCTTGGGCCACGCCCGGAGTGTTGCTAGCAATCAAACGATCACCTTTTTTAACAACACCTGTTACTTTTACTTGAATACGGCCGGCTATGGCAACTGGTAATGCATTCTTTTCGTGTTTTTGTTTGGCATTCATTAAGTATGCTGGCCTCGATGACACAATACCAAAAATATTTTTATCAGCCGACCCGGTGGTCAAAGTAACATCTGCGCTGCCACCCAGGGATACCAAAGTACCCGGTTCATAAACAGCATCGGCAACAAAAATTTCAGCAACGTCAGCAAATTCTGCTTCAATAGAAATACCACGCAGTTTAAAGGCATTGGGGTTAAATGTTGTTGTGTCATTGCCCGTGGTATTCATATTAATACCTTTACCAATTACAAGGAAACCAGCAATCGCATGTGAAGCTGCAATGGTAAATTCAGCGTCCGTGCTGATAATAGCAACACAAATCCCATTGAGGTTGATTCTAACTACCTTGTGCGAAGTACCATTGGTGTCTAATAGTGTAGCAAAGCTTATCCCACTGCCAGCTTCAAACGCACCCACATTGATCCAACCATTGTTGTAGCCCGGTAATGCTTGATCGTTGGACGTTGTCCCAACATAGATTTTCAAGGACTTGTTTGTGCTATCATACCAAAAGTCGCCGATGCGAGCTGTTTCTGTTGGGCGATTTGCACGATTGGTAAGATGCGCCAATGTTTTCCAGTAACCATCAGTATCTCTGACTGCCAATCTATTTTCGCCTGTATTAAACCATAATTGACCCGTGATAGGGCTTACTGGTTCCGTACTACTGGCAAAATTTTCCAGCATGTGAACAAAATTTTCAGCGATTAGCTCGCCGTAGCCCAGATAGTTTTTACCTAGCAAATTTAGAGCAGTGGTAGTATTATCAACTTCCCCGTCGATTAAATTTACTAGAACTTCTCCGTTACTTTTATTGACTTCGTATGCCATATTTGTATCCCCTCGGCTTAAATGCCTTTGGTATATTTATTCTTATACCCCTTTAACCAGCTTGCACCCTAAGGGCGTAAACTATTTGAATGCGATCATTAGCCTGTTTTTCTACAGGATGAAATATAAAGTGCGTTAGCAAATTTCCAGTGTTAAGTCCAGCTACTCCTCGAGTTTTCAATCCAATTTCATCAAAAACAAACTCGCCATCAACACTGGTAGTAGCGTCTAAACTTTGTTGTGTACCGTTAACAATGTTGAAAATACTGTCATTAACCAATGGCTCTGTATAATCCAATGTTGCAGTAACCGTAGTTTCTGCAAAATCAGTTCCAGTAGTATGAGACTGTTTGGTGAAATTGAATTCAAAATCTGGATTGTTTAAATCTTCGTCGTCAACGACTCTAAAATACACAGTATTATAAAGGTTAGCGTTTGTACCAGTTATATTGGGTTTTCTATATGTAATAATACCGGTATCACTAACAATGCTAGCTCCCCTCCCAAAATGCATTTCACTAATAAAGCTTGAATAATTGTCTCTTGCTAGACCACTAGCAATTGCTATACTCATGTTTTCACGATGAATGGCATTGTGCCCTTGCCGTAATATTTTACCGCTATCAAGGTCTTTGATAACAATAAAAGTGTCTATCTTAATTGGTAGATTCATGCTGGCCATACCCATATTTAGTTTTTTCTATATAACCCTTGTTATTTCTTTTCTTCGAGTGACACATATTCGATTAATTTGTCGGTACTAATTAAGCCTTCCAGCTCGGTTGTTATTAAAGCATCTTCATTTTGATCTTGCACCAACATAGTTGATGTAATAATAGACAGATTCACAGACTCAGCGAACTCTACTGAAGTTGGTACAAGTTTTACGTTAAATTGATTCTTATCAAGCGTTTTGGTATGGTAGGGTTTAATTTCATCAATGTACTTTCCAACCAATTTACCTTTTTTGTTGAAAAAGGTCCTGGTTTGATTTAAATTATTTGAACTGGTTTGTGTTACATCGAGATAGGTTGTTTTAGCTACCCAATCGGCTGTGGGGATTTGTACCATGCTTTCTTTGACTAAGGCAAAGAATAGCAGGTTAAAGTAGCCAAGGTCAACACCAACAAAAATTGAATAGCGCAACGCCCTGAGAATACTCTCCATGACTTCGCTGCCGTCCTCGTCCCATCTATTAGCATCCCATCTAACTGCATCCCATCCGTCACCTAAATTTCCGTCCCACAGTGAATCGTTAAACTGAATGGTACCGTTTTGTCTATATACCAAGGTCACAATGTTTCCATCTTTGTTATAGGCTTCAACTGTATTATTCGCTGAATCAACAATAGCAAAGTTTGTGATACTATCGTCAAGGTCCTGAACTTGATTAAAGTTTTCCAGACGTGTGTTTTCGTCGCCAGGTGTGTAGCCTTCAGCAATATAATCAACATGTCTCCAGAATTTAGTAAGGTCTCTGGTATATGGTCCATACAAAGGACGATAAGTTCTTAGATATTTGTCCCAACCTTGTTTGCTAACTGTGTCAATTTTCAACAAAAAGGTATTTGCTGCTGACACCAAGACACGACGAGCTGCTTTGATATTTTTAAACCAGCTTTGAGGTAGAGGTACGATTTGATTACCATAACTGTGATTACCATAACGTCTTGCTGGGTGTAAACGACTACTTGGCACCTGGCGGCGTGTGTTTTTTACAGCATAAAACGCGTCAGAAGTTGCTATAACTCCTGAATTAGGAGTTGTATCTAAGATTCCGGTGATCATTCCAATTGCACCACTCCTAATTAATCTCTTGGCATCTCTATCAATAGCCACCGACGCCGACGCTGTGAAATCTTTTGCTGCTTGATATATTCTATGATCTTGACCTGTAATGGCTCTCCATACTTGTGTTATATTTTCTCTTTGATCATCAATGTTTTGTAACACTGGATAATCGCTAGTATTATAGTTTCCAGCAGTTGCTAGAGGAACAAAATTTCCATTGGTAAAGTTAACAATATAGTCGCCTTTTTTATAAGTATTTCCGGATACAAAAGGTTTAATAGGATAGACTTCTCTATAGTTGTCCCTTGATGCAATGCTGGTTTCGAGCCTTATATAAAAGAAGTCATCAATGACATCGCCAGTAAACCCTTCTGAGATAAGTTTACTGGAATTAAAGTTTTGTTCTGGCGTACTATCCTGTTCAATTCTTAAAATAAGTCTGTTATTTTCTGCAAAGAAATCATTAATGTTAGCAACCAATAGTGCATTTTCATCAATAGGTGACATCCAAGCAACACCATTGGCATCTGGATCATTCAGTATTGATTCAATGGTTTTAGCTGAATAAATTCTATTTGGTGCTGCTGGATTTAGATTATCAACATTTCCATTCCAGAAGTAATATTTTAAAGTAACTTTTCCGCTGATTGGATCAAATACTTGTGCTTCGCTGTAACGAATTTGCCCGGCAGTGCTACTGCTCTTATCAAGTCTTGCATGTGGGAACTGTTCTATGGTTGGTTGTTCGTTAGTTTCTACCCACTCATAGATTTTTACAACAGTATCAGCATATTTTTCGCCCCAATGTGCAGCACGATACTGTATGTCGTCTGTTTGTTCATATTCAATATATCGCAAAGATGAAAAATCCCACCATAACACACCAACATTGTAACTATGCCATGCTTCAACCGTATTAAGGTCTTTTTCTCCCAGTTCATTGATGTTGTAAATTGCAGGATCAGCTAAGCCGCGATAGTTAATATAGTGTGCGGCTTCGTCGATGGTCAATCCTTTATAAGGATCAAATATTTCAAGGGTTGTTAATTGTTTTTGAGTTTCGGCATCAATTAATTTAACGACGTTGAGATCATCACTGGCTACCATTGGACCGCTGTATTCAACAATAGTGTCGGGCTCTGTTCCAGTATCAGAACCATCTTGGATATAAGTGATAACTTTCCAGGTACCTTCAGTGTCTCCATAGTCAATGTAGACTTTCATTCCTGGAATAAAGTTTATTGTTGATGCTTGCCATTCAGCATCAGAATTAAATTTTACTGATTTAATTCCAAAAGCAACTAAGTTATGAATAACGATACCACTGGTAGCTTTTGCATCAACCAAGATATTATAGTCATCAACAATTTCTTTGACTGTCAGCAAGTTGTCAATGGAGCCATCGCCAGAACCTGCCAGTATAAATTTTTCGCCAATTTGAAATTGATGCGGATTGGCAAAGGTTACCTTACTTTCAATCAAATTGGGATCCAGTGCATTTGGACAGCATTCTTCAACGTACACCGGAGGCATGGTTTGTAATACATTCCAGCCATATCCATTGAAGTCGCTGATCCAAATTGAAGGCAACAGCTTACCACTAAGGTTAACCTGCTCCCAATTGCCCGCATCAAATGAGCCCAGGTCTGACCCGGTATAATTTATCTTGGCTTTGTAAAAATATCCTTGATTCCATGCATAATCGCCCACTTTGTAGCTGACAAATTTAGAAAATGACTTGGTATTAAACACCACTGCAATACTAAGAGTGGTATTTGAATCTTTAACATCATTGAGTGTTTTCAGATCATCAATTTTGAATTTGTCTAAACTTACTACTCTCAAGTCAGTGTCTGTTAGTTCTGCAATACCGGCGCTAGGTAACCAATCATTGGCTTTGCTGTATTCTACAGTGATTTCACTGCGTGGAATCATTTTAAAATTCGGATTGCTTGGTCGTGTAATCCAGCGTGGATCTTTGGATCCTATTAAATCAATGATATTGTCACCGCGAAAATCAATGGAATTACTATCAGAATTAAAGCGAATTATTTGTCGTTTACCAGTAAAATCTTCCTTGCGTAATTCAATCTCCCAAATTTTAGTTGTACCAACGTTACCAAATTTTCCTAAATCAAACATCCATTGTTCATTGACCTCGATGTTTTGTACTTTTCCAGGTATATCAAAGTTTGAATTACGAAATAGAGCATCAATGGTTAAGTTAGTACCAGTAGCAATTTGCACACCTTGTTGATATAAAAATAGGTTAGTGTCGTCTTGTATAATATCACTTATTACGCTATTTTTTACCGGAACTACGTTTGATCTTGCGATTGAATTTTTAAAGTTTTCAAAGGTACTTGTTTCTGGTTGACGACTATTAATAATGTCAACTGCCATGGCGTCAAATCCTGGAAGTAAGCCGTTTTCAGTTAAGATACCACCGTTAATCACTGGGCGTCCTGTCCAGGCGTATGTTCGTCGAGCAGCAATTTTTAAATTGCTAATTCGGGTACCAAAGATAGAATTAACAACAATATCATTAAATTTGGTTTTTCTATTAACAAATACCACATGCTGATAATCACGAAGTGCTAGATCAATAAATGCAATTTGTTCATCATTCAAAGATGTTATTTTATCGATATTATCTTCAGCATTTCTTGTTACCAATATTTCATTTTTTAGGACAGGTCTACCAGAACTAAAAAGTAACTTACCGGTTGAGCCATGTCCTTTAGACAAATCATCGAGCATTCCTCTTTCATGTCTAAATTTAATTCCATGATTGGTGGCAACACCAATAATACAATGATGTCCACTGGTCCAACCTTCTTCAATCCATTGAAATCCATCTATTGCGGCCTGTTTCCAGGTTATAATAATCCCGCGACTATCTATTTCTTCAAGGACAAGTCCGCAATTCTTTTGATATTCGCCAAGACCCAGCAAAAATGTTAAAATTTCCTGCTTGTTGGCCAACAATTGACCATATTTAATGTTAATCGGAGATGGATTCCATTCTTGATATTCTTTAAATGTACCAAAGTCCGTTAATAGATTTTGTGAAGGACTTGTTGCGGTTGGCTGAAATATTGTAAAGTATCTTTGCCCGGGATCAAAACCAAACACTCTAAATCCGTCGGGGTCTTTCTGCAAACGCACTGCGGTATAACGAAGTTTAGAAACAGCAATGCCTTCGCTTAGAGTCATTATGGTATCTTCATATGGGATATAATTATTTGAGCCGTTTTGAGAGTAAGGCAATTTAAGTTTAATATTGCCGTCGCTGAATCCGCCAATTCCAAAACCAACTCGCACATTAATAGAAATCAAATCGATCAACGGAGTTTCGCCAAGAAAATTTAAATCTCGGTTGCCTTCAAAGAGAACAGCACCAAGTCCCAGTGTGGGTCTATCTTGAAAAAACTGCACAGGAGCAATGGAATCTATTCCTTTGGGCGCTATGCTATAATTTTTAACATGCTTCTGTTTGGCATAAGGATCAATGTTGCTGTCAAAGAATTCACTCACAACATTGTAATCGCTGATGCCATAAAATACATTTGACCAAGCACCCGACGGACTGTGTCTCCACAGCATTTCAAATGGGCCAAGAGCACCAATTTCCCAAGGTTGACGCGCAATGTCGGCTAATGGCGTTGATACTAATCCACTGGCAACAGGGTCTAATAATTTACCATTGTTGGTCACTGGAAATATTGTTGAATTTCTTCTAAAGTTGGGCTCAATTGTTAATGGTCCACTGGGATTGCTAACTATACCATTACGCAATGCTTGCTCTAGTGCTGTGCGTTTATTAGCATTTGTCCATGAATAATTTGTGTCCCACCATTGTGGTTTAACGCTATAACCTAACGACTCCCAAGGAGCAGTGTGTAAATTGTAGGTACCAAATTTATCAAGATAAATTGCTCTCCAACTCTTGCCGTTGTAATTCCAAGTCCACGGATCAGTTGGCGAAAAATCACTGCGATCTCGATAATCAATGTTATTAGACTGATACCATTCAAGCTGTGCTCGTATTTGCAATCCACTTAGTGGCTTGTGACTGTAATTATTGACCAATAATTGTCTGTTTCTACTGCCCGATACTTCAGTGATACCATTATAAATTCTTTTTTCAAATTCAAGTATGACCTTGTTTAAGACATATTCTTCTGGATCGCTGCCGTCAGCTGGCAAGTAAATCGTAAACTTAGTGCCGTCGTGCCTACGAATATATTTGCGACTATTTTCTCCCCAGGTTTCTTCAATGAAGCCTGGTTCATATACTGCTCCTAAACCTAGTTTGGCAGGGCTTGCTGGTATGCCAGTAAACAACTCTAATGCCTTATCCTGGTATATCACTATTTGGTCGTTGGTTACAGCAGCCGTGTTCAGTAACACAGCATTATTTTCTATGTCAAAAGAGTAGTCTGTAATATAAGTCAGCAGCTGATCATTTTTATATACATAAACATGGTTTGCTCTGTAATAATCGACACTCAAAGTATTAGGCAGCAAAAAAGACAGTTGGGAGTCCTCAACCACGTTGACTGATTTAACATTCATGCTCGTGGTTATCATAGCAACGCCGGTAATGGCATCCACGGAACTTTGTGTTGTACCATCCACTAGATCCCCAAGAACACGATCAAGGACACTGCGAGTTGATTGTGTTTCTATGTCAATGAGATTAAAAAGTTCATTGAGCTTGTTTAAAAATTTTCTGTACCACTTCCAGCAGGCCAGCGATCTTGAAAGCACTAGTTCTTCGATGGGTGTATTTAACTTGATTGTGGCCCATGCAGCTCTCATCGAGCTGTGTTCTGCCATTTGTATGCCATCTGCTGCCTTGACAGCCAAACAATCAATCCAAGACTGATTGCGATTCTTGGTTGCAAAAATTTCCGCTTGTAGTTTTTCAACAATGTTGCCTACACTGAATTGGTCAAAGTTTGCGAGTTGATCAGGATTTAAATCTAGGCCAGGAACAGCAGTGATTGTATCGCCATCAATGTTATTACCCTGGTGAAATAATTCCAGTACTCCTTTGCCTGTGACCAGTAAATTTACCTGTTTAACTGAATTGCCATCTAATACAGTTTCAAATTCGTGGTCTATATTAAAACCATCCAATTTAACTTTGGGGTTGCGAGGATCTTGATAGGAATCAATGACCCTGGCAGTCAACAGCATTGTACCAATTTTCAAAGTCAACAGGTCGCTAGCATTTTCAGAAACAGTTATCGTCACAGCACCATCAATGACATTTGTAACAAATTCGGTCGTGCCATCGTTGATTGTAACGAGTTGAATATCGGGAGAGCCACTCAGGAACAGTTTGAATGTTGCAGGTTGTCCTCTTGCTACTACAGCACGATTATCAACCAATGGTTGATAATTGTCTAGGTGTATAAAGATTGGACTGCCTTGTGACACAGTTATACCCCATTGATAACTTGCCCACATTGATAAGTCTAGGGGGATGCTAGTTTCATCGTCGATGATAACTTTGCGATTTACCGAGCTTTTTAATCGAAACCAAGCTTGTTTCCAACCGTTGCTCAATTCAATGTCACGATCACCACCTTGCCACCTTCTAAAAGAATAAGGACCAGGATAAACTTTCCTTATACCAGCCTGAAAATAGGACACTAAATTTTGTTGAGTAGTTTTGTATAAAATATTGTATATTGGATTTTTTGCAATATTACTATCACTGAGTTCGCTAAAGCTACTAGGCGAAAATGCCAGTTTATATCCGCTCTCATCGTCGTGAATATCCCCAGCAATTATTTCAATAATTTTGCTGTTGACTGATGTTGGCAATATACCAATATTCTCCAATTGGCTGAGCTTCAGCCCCTCTCGGCCATATAATTCAAACAAGGGCTGCTGGATTCTATTTTTTCTGAAGTTTGCTAAAATAGCCTGTCCTGACTTCCAATAATATTCAACAAACGAAAGTTTAATAATGTTAGAACTATTTTGAACAACAACTGCATCTCCATCATTGGCTGTTTCCACAAAAAATTCTGAGACTGTGTTTCCTGTTGATCTAAAATTAATAATCTTGTTAAAATATGGACCAGCAGCCAGCCACAACACGCGAGGAGCAGAATTTATCTTGTAGTCCTCAGTGGTAGTAGTGGCCATTTGTAATTCAATGTTTGCATTTCTAGCAGTCATACCAACATAATATGTTGGATTGGCCTGTTTTGTTTCAACACTGTTTACCCATGGGCGGTATGCAGTACCATGTGTCCACATTTCCAGTGTATTTTCAAATTCTAGAATTGGACGAAGCGCTCGTGCTGATGTAATAGCAATGTCTTCAAAGGGTAAATCTAAATAATCTACTATGGTTTGAATAGTGTCTTTGTGATACCATACATTTACACGGCTATGTGCATTTCGATTTTCTGCTCCAACCTTTTGCAAAATATAATGTTTGGCATTGATACCTCGAATATCACCGTCCCACTCAATTCTATCCCAAGGAATAGTTGTTTGGTCCCATCTACTCTGTACCATCTTGCTATAAACGGTGGCAGTTATTTGGTGTGAACGACCAAGCAGACGAATACCTTGCTCTGTGCCCACTCCTTCAACTTGCCAAATTTTTGGTAGTGTGAAGGTTTGGTTAGTGTCTGTAATGTAATATTCATCCAAGGCAATATAAACTATATTACCAGCAACCGGAGGTGTAATCCAATATATTTCATTGCCCAATATACGATAATCAACATGTTCAATTTTTAACACAGCATTGACACTGATACCAATAGCATTTCTGTTATAACGAGTTATCTCAAAACCAATTGGATCAATGCTTGCGCCTGTTGACACATACTGCCTAAACTCATCACCAACAATGTCGACTTGCTCAGGATGCTGCTGAAAAATCAAACGCATGCCGTTTTTTAATTCAAGTCTGCGACCATTTCTTTGCACCGGCAGCGTATAATAACGACTGCCAATGATATCTTGCTTGATATTATAGGTAGTAGTTGAGCCACCGCTGACACTGATTGCTGGCATGCCTTCTTCCAGCCAATAGTAATCGTACCAATTGATAAACTTGTCTGGATCAATGGGCAGATCACAAATTGCTATTGGTACTGGCAGTTCTTGATTGCGGTCATTGAATCCCCACTTAACTGCTACATCGTCGGCTGTTAGTGTTTCTACACCGGTATTAGTGAACAGTACAAGACCATTTTCTAATTGTCGTTTTGCTGTTGGATGCGGGAGGTTTACATTGCCTGTTGTTTCTTCTGTTCTTCTACCAACAGTAAAATTTAATGTTTCTAAGCTGGCCGGCTGAAACATATTTTCAACAAAAGCATCAAATATTTTTTTGTTGCCTTCTGTTTTAAACACGCTCGGCAAAAGGTCATAAACTTTGGGCGAGGTAGTTTTTACCAAAGTCTGACCTGGCGCAGTTTTAATCGGCGGTTCTTCAGAGTTTAATCTCTTTGGATCTTTTGCCATTTCAAAATTACCTTAGATTGTTACAGCACTAGCACTGGTAATGATTTCAACTTCATTTACCGATGCACTACTGATAAAAATTTCGTCATCTTCGCAGCGAATTTGAAACATGTCATTAGGTGTTAATCCTTCTTGACGAGGAATCAAAGCAATACTACTTACAACACCTCCAAGCATTGTATGAATCCACGAAGCCATGTCTGTAAAGTAAAAAGTTTCTCCAAACTCCCAGTTGTCCACTAAAAAATAATCGTTTATAGCTTGGATTACACTTGATCTTATTTCTGCATCACTGATTTTAGTTCCATCACTTTTGGTGACACGGATTTTTACTTGGTTTCGTAGATCGCTACCTACGCCAAAAATAATTTTATATTTTATCGGATGAAATACAATAGAGTCACTAATGCTCTTTGCTGGAATAATCGACAACATCTGCTTTGACAATGTGTATGAATCAGGTGCCACTGGTTTTAAGCCCCTTCGAAGTCCACCGGCAATCCATCCTCTAAATTCTGCATTATACTGTGAAGTTAACACATACATATCAATGATGTTGGTTGTGGTAGGATTGATTCTGATATCTCTTAGTGGTACATGGTTATACTGTATTTTCAATCCCTGTCTACCTGCGTATGGACCAATTTCACCGCTGGCACCTTGTGCCGGAGATAGTGTAAATTGCCCAGGAGAATCAACTAACTCAATGCGATCCAAAGTTAAACTTTGATTGTTGATAATTTTAGATATTAACTCAGGGTCGTTTGGGACAAGAGTCTCAGCCAGGCCCGGGGCCCATACCAATACTCGTTTAAAATCATAACGGCTATCATTTAATTTGTAGTAGTCAACTATGTCTAATGTTAGTTCCTTTTCAATATTGTTGTTAATTGTTAGGACCTTAATGGTATCAGACAGACTTCGACGAGTTCGTCGATCAAGACCTTTTCCAAATTTGGTATTATAAAATGCTAGTTGTGACTTGCTACCAAATGTAGTTTGATCTTTTCTTAGAAAAGAGCTCCATGACTCAGCCAGTGTGTTATATGAAAATCTTACTAACCAACTTGCGTCTAGGTTTTGATTGGTATTGTTACCAGCATTGATTAGACTAAACTCACTTGACAGATCAATATTATCAGCACGAACAAGGCGCCAGCGATCAAATGTTTGATCGTACCGAATAGCAAAGTCTCGCAGTGCGTCAATTTCTTTTATAAATTCAGTTTTTTCGGCTACATCAAACACAGCTCTAAGTGGCGGGAACCATGACAAAATACGCACAGGATCACCGCTATCTATAATAGAATTTAAAAATACAGCACCCTGTCCATTGGCTCGTA